TGCCATTTTTCCTCCTATTTTTACTTATACCAGCTCTGTTTAAAGCTATTGCAATCGCTTGTTTTCGATTTTTTACTTTTTTATCAGAGCCACCAATCTTGAGAGTACCTTTTTTAAATTCTCTCATTACCTTTTTAACCTTTTTTTGTTCTTTTTTCACCTATTTTCTCCTTTGTACTTTTCGATCTCTACGCTTGGTATCATTTTATCAACATTTGGTATTGATTTACTTAAAATTGTCTTTTGAATCGAAGTATCGGCTCTCATTTCTGCTAATTCAGCGTTCTGTTCCAACTTTTCTTTCTTATCTTGTTGGTTCATCATCGCTTTCATACGATCCAAGTTTAATCTTTCCTGACCTTCACGTTTTTTACGCTCATCATCCATAGCTTTTAGGTCTAATTCTCTTGCTCTTAGTTTAGCAATTGGGTCATTTCCAAAACCTGAAGTAACTTCACGCTCTTCTTTTAAGAATTCTTCCATCATCTCAGCGATCAACACAGCTTTTCGGGATTCTATTCTTTGACTTAGCTGTTGTGCAGCCTGTGCCATGTTTGGATCTTGCCCCATCATTGCTAATTGTTGTAATTCTTGTGGAAACTCTAATTCAATTTGCTCTTGTGCCATCAAAGAAATATGTTCCATGATATTTTTTTCTAGTGCAGCCGTGACCATGGGATTATTTCTAGCCATGTTGGTTGCCATAAAATTTAAATGCGAAGTAATGTGAGCTCTGTGATCCTGTCCAGGGAAAGCTTGAAAAGGTTTACCGCTCATCGCCATAATATTTTCTAACGCTGGGTCCATAGGTTGTGGTTGTTGTGGTTTAACTAACAACTGATCGATATCTTTTACACCTAACGCCTCGTACATATTTCTGTATGCTTGATACATATTATGCATTTGCGGATTTGACGTTGCCAGTTGCAACTCCGTTTGCGCGAGGGAAATACGCTGAGTTTGTGAAAAGATGTTGGGATCAGCAACTGGCACAATATCTACCCGATCATCAAAGTCTTGTTGTTTAATCATCCTTTGACCCCCAACCACGTCGTACGGATATTCCGGTGGTAGATATAACTTGAATACTCTGGCTAATAATTTAAATTCCTGTTTAAGAGCAGAGTAAATTCTTTTGTGAATAGCGGACATAGTTCTTGATCCTCTTTCAAGAAGAGCAACAGTTGTACCTACAGCTGCCTGTTGATTGCCGTCGCCAACTTGTAGATCTGCAATCGATGCAAAACGCTGACCTGCATTAACTACGATACCCATCAGATTTAATAAAGTTGCAGATGGTTCTTTGAATGGCAACATCATGAACGAATCTTTTAGGTTACCACCAGGAGCATCCACATCTCTAAACTCACCAGGTTGTATAGATTGCGCATCATCTCTGATTCTGATGCCACGCATTTTAAATCCTGCGGGTAGGTTGGAGAGCGTACCCGCATCCAATAATTGACGAAGAGCTGCTGTTGCAGTTCTAGACAGACCACCAATCATATGGATAAGACCGAAACCATAGAAACCTAAACCCGGTAAAAATTTAAAGTGGGTAAAATAAGGAATCTTCATTTTGTTCGGATCTCCAATTTCGTAATTTCTTCTAATAGATAAAACCTGTCTTGTAGCTAATTCTACAGTAACGATATATGGAATTTTTATTCCTGATGGATCACCCGACTCGTCTTGATCTTCAAAGCCTTCTAAATCTAAATTAACATGACATTCTAATAAGGTATAAACATCATCGTCGGTAGATTTTTTTGTGCCCTCTAATTCTCTCTCTTTTTTCTCAACATCGTTCTCTTCATAACCAGGAGTACCTAATTCTATATCTCTATAAAAACCGGCAACCTGTTGTTTTCGTAAATCGTTTTTAGAAACCTTTAACCGGTGAATGACTGCCTCCGCATCTTCTAATGAGGTAGCTGAATACGGGACAATCAAATCATCTGCCGGTACGAACTTTGAAACCGCTCTTTTGTCAAGCTCATCGTAATAGACTTTTTTAAACGCTGAACCTGCCAGAGGAAGATAAAAGAGCATAGAATCAAAGTCGGGCTCATAGTCTCTCATTTTTTCCATGAGCTCGTAATTCATGTAATCTTTAACACGTTCTGCCTGTTGTGCTTTTTCTGGATTAGGTGCACCAACAACCTGAGTTCGAACAGGTCCGTTTGCTGGTAATAATTCTTTATAAGCTAACGCTTGAAACTGTGTGACTGCCTCTGCCAAAACCGGATGGGTTGCACCTGATGCTCCCTGAAAAGGTTCTGTTCGCATATCGTATTTGAAACCAAGTAAGTCTAGACCTTTCGTATAACTTTGCTCCCAATCTTTTCTTGATGCATTATAATCGTTATACTTCTGTGTTAGGTCTGAACCTAATTCACCTAAAACCTCATCGGGTAAAAATTCTGCTAAGTTTGCATAATGCTCATCACCACCTTCTGGTGATGCTGCGTTTGGATCAAAATTTAATTCAACTGATCCGTCTTCTAATTCTGTTGTTTCTATGGGCCCTGGTGCCTGTTGCTCTTCTACTGCTACCTCTTCTACGGCTGATTGAACCTCTTCCTCACCCGGTAATCTAACCGAGCCTCTTGGACCTTGCGTCAAGGACTTGTCTATTTTGTCTGCCATTTTTTATTTTCTCCAATCTGACTGTTCTAACAGTATTATAATCAATATTCAAGCCCTGAGGCGTGGGCCCTGATTTAGGTGGTATGAGATGGGTTTTAGGATACTTAGTCATCCAGGGCCTCACTCTTTTTTTGTTTCTGAACTCTGTCTGCAAAATAATTATCGTAGTATTTTTTTCTTTCTCTCACAAAATTAAGTCCATCTTCTTTTGAAAGCACACCTGCTTTTTCCGCTTCATCTAATACGCTCTGTATCTCATTCACAAGAAAAGATTTAGACTCAGGTTCGGTCCCATATAAACCAGTCAACAATGTATTGATTTTTCTTTTAAACAGTATGTCGGTATCCGGTTTTTTTAATGGTAAGACCTCACCGCCGTTTTGAAATCTAGGACGCGTAAGGTACGCCATCATTTCATTGTACTGATGGAGTTTCAATTTAAACTCCTAGTATTGCTGCTAATCCACCAGATTGTTTGTCGTCTCTATCGATAACACCTCTACCGATTAAGATATCTTTTTGTGTTACCTTACCATCACCGGACAGATCAGGGAAAGATCCATCGGCTAACGTAATTCTGCTTTTGTCTTCCTCAACTAAATCAGCAATCATTTTCATTTCAGGTTTCTGTGCTGTTCCCATTTTCATTTCAAAAAACTCTTTTAGCTCTTCAAGTGAGTTTGGTTTTCTTCCATTAACTCTGATAAATTCTCTTACAACTTCTTCAATAGGAGGATCGATTCTTCTAGCCATTTTATCCTCTCCCATTTTCAGTCTAATAAACTCGTCGATCTCCATGATCGGCATTCCCGGTCTTTGTTCGTTCATCTCAAATTTGTACTGCTCGTACTCTTCAATCATTGCTGGGTCGTAGTTGCCTGGCTCGTATGCCATTTGCATGATGCCTTCTTTTTCCATAGGTTTGCTTCCTTTTAAAATTTTTTCAAAATCGCCAATCGGATCCATTTCGATCTCTTTGATTTTTATATTATTCCTTTTTATGTAATCAGTCAAGGATTCTCCTGCCTCGACTCCTACACCAGAATTGTATGAATCAATTACTTCTTCGTATGTTTCGAATTCCATTAATAATATGTCCTTTGTTTTTGAACCACAGGTTCATCTATATAGTCTTCAGGGTGAGAAATCAACCCACCTTGTCTAAATCTCATCAATGCCTGAGTCATACTATCGACCAGGTCATCGTGATCACCATACGGAAAGGCAGCGCATTCTTCTATCACCTCTTGAGCAAACTCCATTTCTTTGGGCGCCCATATCAGCCCCGATTCGAACATCGGTGATACTGCGTTTACTCTAGTGTGCTTATCATTGCCTTTACTAGGTGTGAAATTTATAACAGGTATCCCCATCTTACGCAACTCATAAGTTAGTGGCAAACCAGATGCTTTAGATTCAATGATGACTGTTTCTGGATTCCAGTAGCCGTATTGTTCAAGCGCGACTCTACGAAGTTCAGGAAACTCGTATCTGGCTTTTACAGCATCAACTAAAATTAGATTTGGTGGACTATCCTCGTTCGGACGAAAGACTCCCCATGTTGTAATCGCACTATAGTCAGCGGTTTGTTTTTTCATGAAAGCTGTATCGTAAGATTGTATCACATGTTCTAGTGGAGGAAGATCATCATCCTCCCATGCTTTCCACCACTCACGTTTTATCAACGCGCCCTCTTCAGATGTTGGGTTCTGCATATACTGTGCATTCCATTTTGATAATGGTATGGATGCCTTCACAGATTCTAGATCTTCTAGTTTCCAATACTCAGGCCATACAGGATCGCCTGAGGGCATGATGGCAGGAAACTCTACTATCTCCCATTGATCTGCTTTAATTTCTTTTTGTGCGTTAAGTAATCTACCTGTCAGATCTTTTTCATTCCAACGAGTCATGATTACAATTATGGATCCACCAGGTTGAAGACGTTGTCTTGGTCCTGATGTGTACCATTCGTAGGTCCGTTCCAATGCTTGTGAGTTCATGGCGTCTTGTTCTGAATGTGGGTCGTCAATAATTAGAAGATCTGCTCCCCTTCCTGTTATCGCCGAACCCACACCCGCTGCATAGTACTCACCTCCTTGGGCGGTCTCCCACTTACCAGCGGCTTGTGAATCTTCTCT